ATGGTGAAGTAGTTGATAGTGGTCGGTCTAGGTCTAGTCCTGCCGACACTGCTGCTGGCCTGATAGCAGAGGTGCTGGCACGCTACCGATCGGAAGGTCTGACGCCACCGACAGGGCATGCGCTCGAGCGTGAGGCAGCGATGCTGGCCAGCATGCGGGTACGCCAGGGTCTGTCGCTCTAGATCAGGGGGTGTCACGGGTGCATCCGTCCGTTGGCACCCGTGACACGGGGTGGAGGGGGGTGCAGCGCATCGCGATACCGGGGTAGGTGCGCAGCAGCGGCCGAGTACTGTCCGGCAGCGAAAGCGACCCCTTGCCCCCCCGTACCCCACCGTAGCGATAGGGATGTCTCACTGAATTTTTCCCAGGCTTTCCAGGAAGTCTTTCCTGACTGACTGAATTTTTCCCAGTCTTTTCAAGGCCTTACCTGCTGCGCTCCGCGATATGTACCTGCGGGTGGGTGGACCCTCTCAGTGGGTCCATCCCTCCCGCCGCGAGGTGTACCCTGAGTGAATGTAGCCTGACGACTGCAGGCTGTGTCTAGGCATTCCATAGCACAGGAACCCACGGGGGGTGTGTGGGTTTTTCACTCCTGGGAGTGCTGCTCATCGTTTATCTAGCCTGACCAGCATGTGTCAGATGCTGGCTCCCCTGGGTTGCTCCCGTTCGCCTTTCGGTTACTAGAGGGTGCTGAGGACTCGGCACGTTTATGGACTTGGCTAGCAGACCGCCTGCGTCCGGGCTGGGTTATGGCCCCGTACCCCTGATGTTACATCCAGATGTGTGTGTTTGCCTATGCATCTTTTGCATGGATCTATGCAGAACGATGAGTCAGGATGTTCCATGCTGTGGCTGCACACAGGGGGACTTGTCCGTTGCCAATGGCTTTAAGTCGGTCCACCCGAGCGGCCACCCCATCAGCCACTCGACCCACGTCGGGTTCAGACTGCCACCAATCTGCTCGCTCAATGGCCTGGAGTTGCGCTCCATCGTGGCGTCGCTGGCCTTGCCTGACTTCCAATCGCGTGCTGTTGGTGTGGCGCACTTCATCTCCGGCACCTTGCCCTGCGCCTTTCGAACATCCCGCCCCGCAATCGCTGACGCTTCCTCCAGCGACAACTCTCCGGCCAGCCACTTCTTGCGCATGATCCGCTGCGTTCCCTCGCATGGCATCGCTGATGCCGTTGGCGTGGGCCAATGCCGCTTCTGAAGCGCCTTCCTGCTGTTGCTGCCGCCGTCCAGACCGTTCGTGTTCGGTGTGTGCCAGAACGTCTCTCCGTTCGGCACGCAACCAGAACCTGTCCCGCTGGTGCGGCGCTCCAACGTCGGCAGCTCCCAGCACTGTCCATCGGCAGTCATACCCGAGCGCGGCCAGGTCACCAAGGACTCGCGAGAGTCCTCTAGTAAGGAGCGCTGGGCTGTTTTCCACGAAGACGTATCGGGGTCGAACCTCGCCAATGATCCGCGCCATGTGTCCCCACATTCCGCTGCGGGCACCGTCGATGCCGGCTCCCTTGCCTGCGACGCTGATGTCCTGGCACGGAAAGCCGCCAGATACGACGTCAACAATGCCTCGCCACGGTCTGCCGTCAAAGGACTGAACGTCATCCCAAATCGGGAAGGCCGGGAGAAGGCCGTCATTCTGTCTGGCGGCAAGTACGCTTGCGGCGTAGGGCTCCCACTCGACAGCGCAGACAGTGCGCCATCCGAGCAGGTGTCCTCCGAGAATGCCTCCACCAGCGCCCGCGAAAAGAGCCAGCTCATTCACTTCATCTCCTGTTGTCCATGTTGCCGGGAACAGTATACAATCCAGGCCTGTCCAACACCAGGAGGCACCATGCCCTACGAGATGAAAGACTTCAGCGGTACGCTGTTCAAGGAGGTCGACAAGAAGAACGAGCGTGGCCCGGACTACACGGGTGACTGCATGATCGACGGCACCGTCTACCGCATGGCTGCGTGGATCCGCGAGGGTCAGTCCGGTCGCAAGTTCATGTCGCTGAACTTCCAGCCGAAAGACCAGCCTGTTGCTAAGCCTGCTCCTGCGAAGCGTCGGCCGGTGGAAGACGAAGACGACGTTCCGTTCTGATGGCTCGCACTCCCGTCTCCAAAGCCATCCCGTCCCTGGAAGGATGGGGTGGCATCCGCTCTGTGTCCAAGAAGCTGGAGCGGTCGCAGACCATCATCCACAACCGGGAGGCTGTGGCCTACACACTGTTGTGTATGGCCAACACCAAGATCACGGACATCATGACCTGGGATAAAGAGGGCAACATCCAGGTCAAGCCCAGTGAGGAGATCCCGGAACACGCCTTGCAAGCCATCAAGTCGGTGAAGGTCAACGAGCGTGCCGACAAGGAAGGCAACATCACTCGCACGCTGGACATCGAGCTGTACGACAAGGTGGGTGTGCTGCGTCTGCTGGCCAAAGCCTCCGGTCTGCTGGACGCTCCGCAGGAAAACGAGAAGCCATCCGTGCTGGGCATCAACGTCCTGTCACCGGATGTCGTTGACGTAGAAGAGAAATGACGTCCACCGACAGGGTGCGTGCGCTGCGTGAGCGCAGAGCCGCCAAAGGCCTGATGCGTGTCGAGGTGTTCATCCTGCCCCAGGAGAAGCAACACCTGGTGGACTTCATGCGCTATCTGGAAGGAAAGAGACTTGAGAAACATCCTGGATGTAGTACGAGAAAAGTCGGTCGAGGAAGGTGACTGCTGGCTATGGACCGGGTACTGCAACGACGGCATTCCGTCCACCTCCAACGCAGGAAAGGCCTACCGAGTCGCTCGGCTCATAGCGATACGGCTCAACATGCCCGTCGATGGCAAGGTCGCCTACATGAAGTGCGGCAACAAGATGTGCGTCAATCCGGACCATGTTGGACTGATGAGCCGCAAGGCCTACAGTGCCAAAAACATCAAGAAGATGACCGAAACCATCTCCTGGAAGATGAAGCAAAAGAAGATGGCTCGGGCCAGAAGCAAGCTGACAATGGATGATGTCATCGCCATCAGATCCGCTGAAGGCATCACCCAGCGTGCCCTAGCCGCGAAGTACGGTGTCAATCAGAAGGTCATCCTTCGCGTACTGAAAGGACAGTCCTGGAATGATCACTCGCCAATGGGCATGATGGCCATGCAACTACGATGAAGACCAAAGAGGCCTCGCAGAAAGAGCTGGCCACTGCCGCTCTGAATCTGGACTTCCGCAAGTCACCCACCGTCTGGAAGTTCCTGCAAGACGATGGGTTCGTCCGCGGCATGATGGGGCCTGTGGGCTCGGGCAAGTCCTACGCCTGCTGCGCCGAGGTGATGATGCGTGCTGTCAAGCAAAAGCCGTCACCCGTTGACGGCATCCGCTACAGCCGATTCGCCATCGTGCGCAACAGCTACCCGATGCTGAAGACCACCACCATCAAGACGTGGTTGGATCTGTTCCCCGAGGCCACCTTCGGCCCGCTGCTGTGGACGCCTCCCATCACCCATCACATCCGTCTGCCCGCCCGCGGTGATGCTGCTGGCATCGACTGCGAAGTCATCTTCCTGGCCCTTGACCAGCCCAAAGACGTCCGCAAGCTGCTGTCGCTCGAGCTCACAGGCGCATGGGTCAATGAGGCGCGAGAGCTGCCCAAAGCGGTCATTGACGGCCTGACCCATCGCGTCGGCCGCTACCCGACGAAGCGTGACGGTGGTGCCACATGGTCTGGCATCTGGATGGATACCAACCCGATGGACGACGACCATTGGTGGTATCGCCTGGCAGAAGTCGAGAAGCTGACAGGCCAGTTCGCCTGGAAGTTCTACAAGCAGCCCGGTGGCGTTGTCCCTGTCTCTGGCGATGACCTGCCCGAGAACCCCGAGGCCAATGACCACATCCTGGCTGGCGGCAAGTGGTGGAAGATCAATCCAAAGGCGGAGAATCTCAACAACCTGCCCGCCGGGTACTACCTCCAGATGCTGGGCGGCAAGAACCTGGATTGGATCCGCTGCTACGCTGGCGGCGAGTACACCTACGTCCAGGAAGGTAGACCAGTCTGGCCAGAATACGATGACTCCACCATGAGTGGTGACGTCATGGTCGAGCCTGGCGTGCCGATCCAGGTCGGCCTGGACTTCGGTCTGACACCAGCCGCGACGATCGGGCAAAGGCTACCCAATGGCCGATGGATCGTCCTGCATGAGATCGTAACATTCGACATGGGCCTCGAGCGGTTCGCGCAGCAACTGCTGGCCGAGCTGAACCAGCGCTACCCGCAGCATCCGATCATGCTATGGGGCGACCCTGCCGGCATGGCGCGTGATGCGATCTACGAGGTGACGGCCTTCGACCATCTGCGTAGCCTGGGGCTGAAAGCCCAACCCACGCCCAGCAACGACTTCAAGGTGCGCCGAGAGTCTGCTGCCGCGCCGATGCAGCGTCTGATCGGCGGCAAGCCAGGCTTGATCGTCAGCCGAGAATGCAAGCTGCTGCGCAAGGCTCTTGCTGGTGGCTACCACTTCAAGCGTGTGGCGATCGGTGCTGGCCACGAACGCTTCCGGGATGCACCCAACAAGAACGAGCACTCCCACATCGGTGACTCATTCGGCTATCTGATGCTGGGTGGCGGTGAGTACAACCGCATGATCCGGCCACAGAACAAGTCATCTGCCGTGCCGTTCATCGCTCAGACTGTCGTCACAGGGGACTTCGATGTCTTTGCATGAGCTGCTTGCTGGCCTGCCCAAGATGGACGGCCTTCGCTGGTTGCCCTTCGATCCCAGCCACTACCTGATGATGGACATCAAGGCGCAGAACGTCCAGGCTATCAGCCAGGTCACGCCCATCAAACAGATGTTGCAGTGGCAGGCCGCGCATGGCGATGCAGTCACTGCTGTGCTGCATGATCGTCCGGTGGCCGTCTTCGGCTCGATCAAGATCTGGCATGGTGTCGAGCAGATCTGGATGCTGTGCGAAGAGCGTGCCCGCAAGTATCCGATCGTGATGACCAAGGCTGGCAGAATGTTCGTGCTGCATCGTGTGATAGCAGGTAATCTGCACCGCATTCAAGCGACTGTACGATGCGACGACTTGCGGGCTCATCGTTGGGCAGAAAGCCTGGGCCTGTCAGACGAAGGAGTCATGTTCAGATATGGACCTGACAAGATGGATTACTGGATGATGGCGAGGACATAGATGTCTGCACTATTAGGCGGGGCTGATACGTCGGGCCAAGAAGCCCAGATGAGGAAGCAGGAAGAACAGCTCAAGCGCCAGGAAGCCGAGCAGGCCCGTGAGCGGACAGAGTTGGCTTCAAGAGCTACCGCATCGATGCGTGCCCGCCGTGGTGGTGGCCTGCGTATGCTGCTGTCTGCCGAGCGCCCGGATGAACTCGGTGTGCAGCCCAACAAGCTCGGAGGTGGCGTGTGATGGATGCGAAGCAGAAGATGCAGCGCAAGGTCGCCAAGGTCATGCGCGAGTACAAGGCCGGCAAGCTGAAGTCCAGCAGCGGCGAGAAGGTCACCAGCCAGAAGCAGGCCGTGGCCATCGCCATGTCTGAAGCCGGCATGAGCAAGAAGAAATGAAAGAGGTCTGGGAAAAGGATCGGCCCAAGAAGCTGGGTGAGCCTGAGAAGCTGACCGCTCTCCAGAAGAAGGCGGCAAAGATGATGGCTCAGAAGGCCGGTCGCAAGTATCCGAATCTGATTGACAACATGCGTGCGGCGCAGATGAAGAAGTAAAGTGGCCACCAACGTCCAATATGAATCACTGACCACCAAGTCGAGATTTGTCTCGCTGGTGCAGCGCAGTGAGAGCGGTGCCGGTGAGCTGGTGGGCACCGACTCGCCGTTGGTGATGGTTGCCGTCAATCACCAGCGCAACCACGATGGACGGGCCTGGGTCGCGTGGAAGATTTACCCGTTGTCTGCTCCACTGGTTGCTGGCACCAGTTGCGACATCATGCTGGCATCTGCTGCTGGTGTACGAATCCATCTCGGCATTGATGCTGTGCTGGCTGGTGACGGTGAGCTGTACCTGTATGAGAACGCAACCAGCACGGGTGGAACACCGTTCACGCCGATCAATCGGAACCGTAACTACACCACATCAAGCAATGTGGCGATGGTCATCAACCCAACAGTGACCGGCACTGGAACGATGCTTGATGCGCAGTTCTTGGCTGGTGGTGTCGGCAAGAAGGCCGGTGGTGGCGGAGCGAGCAGTCTTGAGTACGTCCTCAAGCCGCTGACCAACTACCTAGTGCGTATGAGCAACACCAACGGCACCGATCACGCTGGGCATCTCGCGCTGGAGTGGTACGAATGAGCAAGCTCAAAGACCCTGAGGGTGGGTTGACTGCTGCTGGCCGAGCCTACTTCAAGCGCAAGGAAGGCGCGGATCTGAAGCCAGGCGTCAAGGGCGCGGCCGACACGCCTGAGAAGATGCGGCGCAAGGGATCGTTCCTGACCCGGTTCTACACGAATCCGAGCGGCCCATTGGTCAATGACAAGGGTGAGCCTACCAGGCTGGCTCTTGCTGCGAATGCGTGGGGTGAGCCTGTTCCGCGCACACGGGCATCTGCTGCTCGGCTGGCCGAGAAGGGCCGCAATCTTTTGAAACGGTACGAGGCTACCAAGGAGTGAACAAATGTACGGTGTGTCTACTGATTCTTGCGCACAAAGCGCCGTAGCAATTACCAAAGCTGACAGCGATCTTTCTGTTCCGCAGAGAAGTTTGTTTGTCGGTACCGGTGGCAATGTGCGCGTCACCACGGTAAATGGGCATGATGTGACATTCAAGAATGTTGTGAATGGAACCATTCTCCCGGTGACTGTTAAGCGCGTATGGTCTACCGGCACAACCGCAATCGATATCATTGGGTTGAGCTGAGATGAGAATCGGATTTTTTGTCGGCATACCTTGGCTGGACGCAAGTGCTGCGATCAGTCAAAACGCGCCTACACTGGATCTGGTCTTTGATCAGAACGTTTACTACGTCTACGAATACAGTCCTCTCGACCCGTCGCTGAACCTGGACTTCGTGAACCAATCCTACGGATCGGAGTAACCCATGCCTCTCGTTTCAAAATCATTCAGCGACATCATCACCTTCAGCCGCGCCAGCACCGCAACGTACTTTGACAGCGCAGGGGTGCTCCAGAGCGCAGCGAACGACGGCCCACGCTTCGACTACAACCCCAGCACGCTGGCTGCTCAGGGGCTGTTGATTGAGGAGCAGAGGACGAATACCGCAACGTATTCAACTGAGTTTCAAAATGCGGTGTATTTGGTTGGCCCTGTAGGCGACGACGTAACCGTTACAGATAACGCAGCTACAAGCCCAGACGGCACAACTAATGCCGCAACTTATACTGAAGGCACCGCATCAACTTCTCACTCTAGACTTCAACGGGTTTCTGGCTTAACTGCTAACGGCGTATACACAATATCTTTATTTGTAAAAGATAACACTGCCACCCGGGGGTTTGCTTTAGGTTTTGGTTCTACGGTAGGCGCGTCGAGTTTTAACTCACTCGACCGTGGCACAGCACGTTGGGATACGTTAGCGGCAGGACCTGCAACGGCAACGCCCAACAACGGCGACGTAGCCATTATATCCACCAACGCTGTAGATGTAGGAAATGGATGGTTCAGGCTGTCTATGACATTTACTTTTGACACAACAAATACTAATACGGGTTTTTCTTTTGGTTTTGGAATAACCAGCAGCAGTCTTGCTGTTGGCACTACAGGAGACGGCAGTTCGTATTTAATCTACGGCTTCCAACTCGAAGAAGGAGCCTTCCCCACCAGCTACATCCCCACCACCACCACAGCCCTGACCCGTGCGGCAGATGTGGCGAGTGTGAATACGTTGTCGCCTTGGTTTAATGCTTCAGAAGGCACGCTGTTTGCGCAGGCTGAGGTGGCTGAAGTAGTGTTGGCTACTAGGGCGATGGCAAGTTTTGCTCAGAGTACGCCATCACTTCAAGAGTTGTATGTAGGTATTTCAAGATCCGTAGATTCCAGAAGGGTTGCAATTATTAACGCTGGATCAAATCAATTTACATACGGCCCGCCTGGAACAGCTACATCTTCCAAAGGTGCATTGGCTTACAAAACAGATGATTCCCAAGCTGCTTTTGATGGTACCGCATCGTCGGTAGATACGTCAGTGACATTGCCAACTGGTCAAGACACGCTATACCTTGGAAATCTTGATAGCGCAGCACAAAACCTCAACGGCTGGCTCAAGCGTGTGACGTATTACCCACGGCGTCTGTCCCAAGCAGAGCTTGAGGCCATTACCTCCTGAGGAAACATCATGCAAGACGAAGAACTGATCCCGGAAAATTCTGCGCCGAGCCTTGATTACTTCCTCAAGTTCGAAAACGAAACGCTGGCTGACGCGGTGCTGTTCGACATGGTGCACGATGGCGAGGGCTACACGAAACAGCCACGCTACGCTGCCATCGACGTCATCGGCACGATCTACGAGCCCACGGGCCAGATGCTGCCGGCGTCAGATGACAGCGGCGAATCAATTCCTGAGATGGCCGCAATTCCTGGCTGGCACGTCAACGTGCGCCACACCAGCGAAGCGCCGGAACTGGAGCAGTACCGGGTGCATCCGGCTACGCCGCAGCGGATGTGGGCGTAATCATGGCCAAGACGCCGGCGTGGCAGCGTGATTGCTGCGGTCATTGTTGCGCTGCGTATCATCACCACTCAGCCGCTGTCGGAGAAATAAATTGGCAATGAAGCTGACTGCCGAGCAGATTCTGCAACGACAAAAGGTCGCGCAGAATCGAAAAGAGGACTTCCGTTCTTTGTATGAGGACGCGATGGAGTTCGCGCTGCCGCAGCGCAACCTGTACTCTGGAGACTACGAGAGCAAGGTCGGTGGCCGGCAGAAGATGTCTCGCGTCTTCGACTCCACCGCGATCAACAGCACGCAGCGTTTCGCCAACCGCTTGCAGTCCGGCATCTTCCCGCCGCAGCGCAAGTGGTGCCGTCTGGAACCTGGGTCCGAGATACCGGCAGATCGGCGCACCGAGGCGCAGATGGTGCTGGATATGTACAACGAGAAGATGTTCGCTGTGCTGAAGCAGTCGAACTTCGACATTGCAATGGGCGAGTTCCTGCTCGACCTGTCCGTCGGCACCGCTGTCATGCTGATCCAGCCGGGTGATGCGGTTAGCCCGGTC